GCAGCGAAAGACTTAATGGACAGGGTCCATGGAAAAGCAAGAGAAACAAAAGACGTCACTCACCGCTTAGACAAAGTTGATGAAAAGCAGATTGATGCCATACTAATAACAGAGCTGGAAGCACTGGAGATGGACGAGGATGGAGAAGAATAGAACTTGTACCTGCTGTGGGGAGACAAAATTAGAAAGTGATTTTCACATCAATAACAAAGGTTATTTATACTCTCATTGCAAGCCATGTATAAGGCTTAAAAATAACCTTAGATACAAAAACAATATTGAACGAGAAAAAGACCGTCTTAATAGAAATAAAAGAAAAATCATCCAAAGATGGAAGCGATCGAAAGATGCAGCATCAAGAAGAAGATCAAGTGGAATTTCATTTGAGCTTACATTAGAGCAATATACTGAGCTTGTAGTAGATAAAAAGTGTAGTTACTGCGACGGGGACTTGCCTAAAACAATGGGCGGACTTGATAGAATTGACTCTAGTAAAGGTTATACCGTTGATAATGTTGTTTCCTGCTGTGCTGAATGTAATAGAATCAAAGGAGATTCTTTAACATATGATGAGACAAAAGTTGTAATTAAAAGCCTTAAGGAATATCGAAGTGAAAAAGCTAGATCCTAACAAGCTTGCTTCTCTTTCAAAAGAAGAAAAAATAAAACTATATGATCGGATACAGCTTAAGAAACGGCTTGCTTTAAAGAAGAGAGATAAGTTTATTCCAAACACTGCTCAGTTACCAGTACTTAAATCTAAAGCGTATATTCGATTATTTGCAGGGGGTAACGGTAGTGGAAAAAGTACGCTGGGAGTTAATGCCGCATTAGCCGCTGCCGACGGATATAATCCTTGGACGGAAGAATTTACTAAGTGCCCATCTGTAGGCGTTATTGTATTGGATAATCCCTTAAAGGTAAAGGAAGTTTGGCTAAAGGAAATGGCAAAATGGACTGATTTAACCGAAATAGAGCAGTTGAAAAATGGGAAGCCATATATTAATGAACTATTATTCAAAAATGGAAGTAGAATAATCTTCATGTTTGCAGAACAAGAGGATATGCTTTTTGAATCAATTGAGCTGGACTGGGCGATATATGATGAGCCTCCAAAAAAATCCACCTTCATTAGTTTATCACGCGGCCAACGAACAAAGGGATCTAAGCCTTGGCAATTAATCATTGCAACCCCAATTGCTGCACCTTGGCTTCGCCAAGACGTCTACGAGCCATGGAGCCGTGGAGAACGAGACGATGTCGAGTGCTTTAGAGGCTCAACTATAGAAAATAAAAACAATCTAGCTGATGGATTTATTGATCAGTTTTCTAAATTATTAACTGAAGAAGAAAAGCAGATACGTCTTCATGGCCAATTCTTCGATCTTGGGGGCTTAGCTCTTAAACATCTTATAAAGCCAGAGGTCCACTATGTTTCCCCCTTCCCTTGGGACATTAATGATCCCGTTATTATTGCAATTGACCCCCACCCGTCAAAAAATCACTGCGCTATAGCTATTGGTAAAAATAGGCATGGACAAAGATTTGTTATAGGAGAGTTATCGGCTAAGGCTACAGCTCGCGACTTCGCCCTAAAAATACACGAATGGTCAAGATCATGGAAAGTGGTAGACATAGTTTGCGACAGCTTGGGCTCAGCTGATACCACGGGCGGAGAGGGCTTCGCAAGCTTCATTCAAGTGTTAAAGGACTGTGGGCTTCGGGTAAGACCGACCACGTTTGAGGAAAAAGACGATGAGGCTTGGATTGATCGGATTAGGTCATCGCTTGATATCCCAGAAACTCCAGATCAGTTTGGGGAACGTAAGCCGAAGCTTCAGATATTTCGAAGCTGCATAGGAACAATAAAAGACATCGAGAATGTTTCATGGCTAAAGCATAAACAGTTAGATATGAATAAGCCGAAGCTGGACATTTCTAATAAAGACTACTTGGCTTGTGTGAAATATGCTCTGGCCGCGGATTCAAGCTCTATGACAAGAATCGAGCGAGAGCAAAAAACCGTTTCCTTAGCAAACAAAAAGGCAGTTAGCCTCAGAAACCGCTACAAACGCTGATAGTGTATAATATCAGGGCGGCAGCCTCGAAAGGACCAAATAATGGCTTTAACAGTTAATCAAGACCAAAAAACTGCCCAAGAGGGGCGAGACAGTCACATAGAAGATATCGAGGAGGGCTTAGTTGATAAGAGCCCTAAGGCCTTACTTAAAAAGCTCCAAAAAGAAGAATTTGGTTTAACAATTAAGGAAATGTGGGCACAAGCAAATTCTGATAGAACCGCTTGGCTTACGCGACAAGAAGCTTTTTTACAACAGTATGATGAATTCTTAGATCCTATCATGGACTCCCCCACAACATGGGGAGCTGACATCCATCTTCCCATAGCTCTTACTATTGGAAAAACCTTTCATGCACGATTCTTCTCGGCCCTTATGGGGACTGAGCCCTTTTGCAATGTTAAAGCCCGTAAGGGTGTAAATGAAGACCGCACAGTTTTAATCTCTGATCTTATGCAATACACCCTAAAGTCTTGGGCGAATGATTACACCGGGATCGAGGCTGAAATTGATAAGTTCGTTTGGAACTGGGCAATGCGAGGCATAGGTATTTTAAAATTTGGCTGGGATAAAAAATATTCTAAAATTGTTGACGTTGTCAAAAAACCCCGTCCAGTAGTACAAATTGTTATTGGACCAGATGGAAACGAAGTTCCAGTTGAAACGATAGTCTTTGACGAAGTCGAAGAAGAAATGACTCTTGAAGATTGCAATGCTCCTCGCATTAAACGGATTGCTCCTGAGAATCTTGTTATCATCGGAGGAGAAGGGGACCCCGATCAAGCTGATGCTGTGATTGAAACAGCGATGCTTACCGCTTCTGATCTTTGGACCCTTGTGGACCAAGGTCTTTTTGATGAGTCTGTGGTTGAAGAAGTTATTTCGGGTGGTGATCAGCCAAAATCAGGCCAGATAAATACTGGCATCACACAAATGCAATCTGATAAGGCGGGCGCCTCAAGCTTAGATAAGCCTTTTGATCTAGACCGTTATGAAGTTCTTGAAGCTTATGTTAAAAAAGATGTTGATGGATCAGGAATCAATACAGACCTTGTCGTATGGATTGATGCTAAGTCTGGGAAAATTTACCGCGCGACGTACCTTCACAGAATCAACCGTAAAACGAAGAAGCGTCCTTACGCAAAAGCTGACTTCTATATTCGTGAAGGACAAAACTATGGGATTGGTTTAATTGAGTTAACTTATTCTATTTGTAACGAAATTGATAATCTTAACAACATAGCACTAGACTTTGGGCTTTTGTCCACGCTCCCGTTCGGTTACTACCGTTCAGGATCAAATATCAATCAAGAGACAATTCAAGTTGAGCCCGGTTCTCTTATTCCAGTTGAGGACCCTCAAAGCATTTTCTTCCCAACTTTAGGGAATCGGGCCACTTTCTCCATGCAGCACTTACAGTTCTTGATGAGCATCATTGAGAAACTCACTGGCATGAGTGATTTGAACTTTGGAGTCATTGGCGGTCAAGGAGCTACTCGTACAGCGATGGGTGTTCGCGCCATCATGTCAGAGAACAACAACAACTTAGATATTTTCTTAAAGCGCCTTAACCGTGCTATGAGGAAAATGTTTCAGTACACTTTCGCGCTCGTACAAGAAAAGATGCCAGAAGGGTTTGAGTTCCGAGTTTTCGGGGATTCTGGAAAAGATTATTTCCGCACTATTCGTTCCCGAGAGGAAATTGCTGGACAGTATGATTTTGAATTTGAACCAAATTCCGCCTCAAGTAATCCTAGCATTCGCTTAGATTCTGCAAGTCAAATCATGCAGCTTACTTCTAATCCACTTGATATTCAACTTGGAATTATCACACCACTTCAGCGCTATGAAGCTTTAAAAAATTATCTCGTAGCTTTAGGTATTAAAGACTATGGTAAGTTTTTACAAAAGCCTCAAATGGAGAGAATTTTCACTCCAGAAGAGTTAGCAAATATCATCTTAGCTGGTGTAGACATGCCGCTTAATCCGAACATGGATTTACAAGGCTTTATCATGTACGTTGAAGAGTTAATTAAACATGACGAGACACTTGGACAATTTACTCAAGAAGCAGCTATGGCTTTAAAAGCAAAGCAAGTTGAAGCTCAGCAAATGGCACAAGCGCTACAAGAAATGGCAGCTCAGCAAGCTAACAGCCAGCAAATGCAGCGCAATGCTCAACAATCAATTCAACAAGTTCCCGAATCTGTAGCTCCGGCTAATGGCGGACAAGGACCAGTTCAATAATGAAAAGAACAAACTTGCCATCAACCCCAGGGGCTTCAAAAATCTATAACTTGAAAACAGACGAGCTAGAAGCTGTTCAAGAGATAGTTCTTCACGAGGGATGGGAAGCTTTACTTAAGGTGATCGAGACTCATGTCATGGACATCGAGGCTCAGATTCACAAGATAAATCCCTCTGAAAAAGACTGTGGTATAATGTTAACAGTTGAAAGATCAAAAGCAGTTGGTGCTAGGAATCTCCTTGCACGAATAGCGGCCTTAAAGGCCCAAAAACAATAACCCAAACGACGAGTGATGCCGTAAGCTATCAGGGGGACATATGTCAGACGAGAAGCCAGATTCTGGCTCTGAGAGCGCATCTCAAGAGCAAGATCCAATTAAACAAATTAAATCAGAGTTCGGACGTAAACAAGATAACGTCATGAATGAGCTAAACGCACTTAAGGCGCAGCTGGGGCAAATTGCAGACACTGTGATTTCAGCAGCAGCGACTAAGAAGCAAGAAGCAAATGGTGGGGATGACCTACCAGATCCTATCATGGACCCTAAGGGCTATAAAGAGGCTCTTAAGCGCGAGCTTCGCACCGAACTTGATAGCTCAATTTCAATGGAGCGAGAGAGAAATCAAACTCTTTCTACTTTAGTGAGTCAGTATCCAGAGCTTCAGCAAGCTGATTCTGAATTAACAAAAACAGCTCTTAATATTTACAATCAACTCTCTCCTCGAGAGAAGCAGTCTCCCGCAGCTTACCGCCTAGCCGTGGTTCAAGCAGCTCAAGAGACAGGAGTGTTACCAGTGAATAAACGTTCAAACAATAAACCTTCAGGCGATGAAGATTTCACAATCTCTAGCTCATCTTCTTCAAATACTCGTAGAGCAAATACAAATAAAAAAGAAGAAGCTCTTGATGATCGCACTTTAGAGTTTGCACGCTTACTCGGTCGCCCTGTTGATAGTCCTGAGTATATTAAGAATCTTAAAAGCACTGTTAGTAAACGTAAACGCTCTTGGTCTAAATTCGAATAAGGTATGGAGAAAAATATGGCTAAAAAACAAATGAATGGTCGAGTATCATTAGAACAAAAAAATAATCTTTCTGAGTATGAGTTCGGAAATAAAGCTAAATCCATGCTTGATATTCCTGAAAGTTGTCAGAAGGAGCTAGATGCCGCAGGCCTTGAGGGGCGCTGGATTGACGTGGTAGAGCTTAAGAAAAACCACGGTTGGCATAAACGGGAATGGGCACCTCATAAGTTTACCTGCTTAGGTAAGAGTGAAGCGAATCCCTTTGGAGCCTCTGACGGCCAATACGATGGCTATTTGATCCGAAAACAGCTTGTATTAGCTGCTAAAAAGAAGGAATTAGCTCAAGCTCGTAGGAACTACGTCCAAATGCGGGCTAAAATGCAATCCAATCCAGGTAAGACATCAATTGATGAATTTAAGAAGTATATCCGGGAAAATGACCAAACAGCCAAGGTTTTAGAAGGTCATGATGATGGAGATGGTGACGAATAGCCCCTAAAAAGGTCGTTTTTAAAGGCTGTGGTAGAATACTGCACAAACCCTGGCCGTATGGGCTGGGGTAAACTTAATTAAGGAGAAAAACACCATGGCTAATAAAGATATGCCCACGGGGTTAAAACCCCATGAACAGTGTATCCGAGCGCGTAAATACGTTGCTGGTAGCACTGTATATCCAGGTGATCCAGTAGCACTAGCTTCTGATGGTCAAGTGGATTCGTCAGTTACTGCTCCCCTTTTGGGAGTAGCTTTAAACTATGCAACAGTAGGACAAGATTTGATGGTCGCTGATCATCCAGATCAAATTTTCGTTGCTCAAGCAACAGCTTCAATTGCTGCTTCAGATGTTGGACAAAATGCTTCGTTGTCTTTAGGAACAGCGTCGACTTTGTACAAGATGTCTCGTGCAGAAGTAGATCAGTCTACTTTGAATACTACGGCAACACTTGCAGTTAAAATTTTAGGTATTGGTGAGGCCGTTGATAATACAGCAGGATCTGCTGATGTTGACGTTCTTATTAAAATTAATAACCACTCTCTTGGCAGCCACACCGGAACTGCTGGAGTATAATAGAAAGGAAATTGAATTATGGCTCCAGTAGCATTAAGAGCGAATTATTCGGATCTTTTTGGCGCAAGTATGCTTCCAGTATTGGAAGAGTTGTTCCGTTCCGAGTTAGCTCAACACCCAATGAGACGAGAACAGCTTTTTAAAGTTGTTTCAACTGACCGAGATATCTGGCAAGCTTCCGAGCTTCATGATATGCCTTTGTTCCAGCAAGTAGCTGAGGGACAGGATTACAGCTTCTATAAACAAAATCAAGGGGTAAGCAAAACTTTAAGCATCCTGAAATATGGACTTGGTTTTTCTATCTCTGAAGAGGCTATGGATGATGGTAAAATTGACTTCATCGCTGATGCTGTTCGCAAAATGGCTAAATCTGCTCGTGAAACTCAAGAGATTTCAGCAATGAATATCTTCAACAATGGTTTTAGCTCAGAGACTTCAGCCGATGGTCAATATGTATTTGACACTGATCACACTTTACCAAGTGGATTAACTTTCCGTAATAAATTGTCAGTTGATGCTGACCTTTCTCCTTCTTCTTTGGAGCAAGCTTTAGTTGATTGCGAAAGTCAATTCATTGGTGATTCAGGTATCATCTACAATATCCCTATGAAGATCTTGTTGGTTCACCCTGAAAATAAACGTTACGCTAAAGAGATCATCGGATCTGATTTAAAAGCTGATAGCGCTGACAACAACATGAACTCTCTTAAACAAGATGGTTTAATTGTTGTTTCTTCTCCTCACTTGACTGACGTTGATGCTTGGTTCTTGCTTGCTAGCCCAGAACAAACTGGCTTACGCATTGTTCAACGTACTGGCATCCAAACTAAAGGATCTGGCGAAGACGTTGGTTTCTTGAACGATAGCATTTACTACAAAGCCCGTTTCCGTGAAAAAATCGGTGTTACTCATCCTTATGGTATCTTCGGCTCTCAAGGAGCTTAATAGATACTACAGACTTAAACTTAACGGTTAGTCTAGGGGGTACCAAAAGTGCCCCCTTTTTATTGATATGATATAATAAGCTCTAATAGACTGCCATAATGGCAGACTTAGATGAACTAAGACTATAGGAGATAAAAATGGCAATTCCTCAAAGAAAAGGCGTTCACTTTAACGGCCCTATCAAAAATAAAGTAAAACGTGACGGCGAACGCGCATGGTACGGAGACCTTCCCGTAGGTGAAGAACCAGACTTGTGTGTTCTTTTTAATGACTTCCTTTTAGCCCAAGACTACGACGCCAATGACTGGGTCATCACAACAACGGAAGCCGGTGCTGGAAATGCGTCTGAAGCTTTGGCTGCAGACGAGGCGTGCGGAGCACTAGTTATTACAAATGACGATGCTAACGATGACGTAGATAGTCTGCAAATGACTGAAGAAAATTGGAGATTAGCTTCTGGTAAGCAAATGTGGATGAATATGCGAATTAAAGTCGCTGATGCTGACGAAGCTGATATGTTCATCGGTCTTGCTATCACTGATACTACTCCGCGAGATGCTACAGATAAAATTGGTTTTCTTTTAGCTGATGGTTCTGCAGCTCTGTCTTGTGTATCGACTAAAGACTCATCATCAACTACAACTTCATCAATTGTAACTCTTGCTGATGCGACTTATGTAAAGTTAGCTTTACACTGGGACGGTGCTAGCAAAGTTGAGTGGTTTGTTAATGGTGCTAAAGTAGCGACTCATTCAAGCAACATTCCAAACGATGAAAATCTGTGCGTTACATTAAACATCCAGAATGGAGCCGCAGCTGCTAATTCATTAACTGTTGATTACATCTATGTAGCTCAAGAAAGATAAGGTGTCTCATGGCAGTAACAACACATGAAAATGTTCTCCGCATAGCTGCGGATAATGACACCATAACAGGCATCCAAAACGTCGTGGGGATCTTATACATCCCTGGCGCCTCAGGTCAATCTGCTTCTATTAAGAAAACAGATACCAGTGGAATGGTTTTATGGGAAGCTTCTGGAAGTGCCCGAATATATGATGATGTTCAAATTCGACTTACAGGAACAACTCATTTTGATTTAGCAGGAACTGGAACAGTTTTATACTTATACACTAAAACTTGTTAGGCGGTAGCGGCTTATGGCTAACGTGATTAACGGAAACACTTTTTACGTAGACACTGCGTCCTCGGGATCGACCGAGGGCAGCTACGTCTTAGGTAAAGATATCCAATTAGTTGGAGTTGTCTTTACAAGTGATACCACCGGAAATCAAATAGCCATAAATGATATCAAGCAAATGAATGATTCTGCAACACCTGCAGCTGGCTCCGCCAAGCTTTTGGTGTCCATTGCTGCAGCAAATGAAACAGTATTCATTCGCCTTGCTGATTCACCCATCCGTTTCGTAAATGGAATCTGGATAAGTGCTGTTGATTCAAATTCTGCTGCTACTTTAATTTTTAAGAAAAGTTCTTAATGAAAGGTTTCTATGTCAACAAAACTACTGGACTTCAAGGACATAGTTGACGCGGTCGCGGAAGAGCTAAAAGTCCAAGCTGAAGATACAAATACAATTGCCAGAATTAAACGTCTAGTGAATCAAGTTTATCTTCAAGAAGTTGTGCCTTTTGCAAACTGGAAGTGGCTTGAGGGTCACACGACTGTTAAGTTTAATGCTGCTTACTACGGCGGGACTGCGTCCGTAACTCCAAACTCCACAACGGTAACTTTATCAACAGCGCCTGACGTGAGCCTTGGATCTTTTGCCGGAAAACTTTTTTCAACTGATAGTTTTGCTGAAAGTTATATCATATCAAGTCACACAGCGGGATCAACAACAGTGACTCTCTCAGCGCAGTATCTTGGAAACTTAGATGCTACCGCAAGCTTTAAAATTTGGACAGATAAGATAAATCTTCCAACAGATTGTCGGGAAACGAGAACAGTTTATACGAGCATGAATCCAAGGCCCATGGAGGGCTATGGCCAACAAAAATTTCGTGAGTTAAGTCTTCTCTCTCCTAAGACCGAAGGGTTTCCAAGAATCTACTACACAGGAGACTACTATGATCCATCATCTGGCACTGGAGAACTTGAAACAGATAGATACCGTCAAATGTGGGTGTATCCATCTATTACAAAATCAGCTGTAACAATTTACATTGATTATACAAAAGAAGTTTCTGAGCTTGTAAATGATGGGGATGAACCAGTCCTTCCGCTTGAGAACCGCGTTGTTCTTAAAATGGGTGTTCTTAAAACTGCATGGCGAACTATTGCGAGAAACCCGGAAGAAGCTGCAATCAGCAGTCAAGAGTTCTACGCTTATCTTCAACGTATGGCGGGAAAGATTGAGGACTCTCAAGATTATCCCAGAATCACTCCTGATTCTTCATACATCAATCGCCGCAGAGCAGGTAAGTACAGAGTTAACGGTTATGGAGCCGGAGCTGCACTAAGTAGTGGTGGGGGAAACTCCGCAATTACTTATCTTGAAAATGTTACCATCAACGGAGCGACCGTTACAAATAACATCACCGTGGCAAGTGGAAAAACCATCGACGGTGTTGATATATCAGTTTTAAAGTCTGACTTTGATGCTCATCTTGTTGATACAACAGATGCGCATGATGCTTCAGCAATCTCTTACAGCAATGCAACCTCTGGCTTAGCAGCCGACGAAGTACAAGAAGCCATAGACCTACTTGCTGCTGGCACTGTGGGAAAAACTAGTGTTACGCTTACCGATAACACTTCTAACCAAGTTGCTTATTCTGTGGCCGTCGCGACCGCAACTGTTGTAAGGCTAAACTACTCAATAGTTCGAACAGCTTCAAATATTGAATCAGGAATCATCATACTTGTAACAGATGGGACTAATGCCTCCATCGCGCAAGGCGCGGCAGCTTCCCTTGGGACGCTAGGAGTAACCTTTACGACAGATGTTTCCGGCTCAAACTTAAGGTTATTGAGCACGACTACGTCAACAGGCTCCGATGCGACCTTCAAGTACAGTGTGGACGCTTTCTTAGCTTAATGTGATATAATGATAGTTGCTATAAGGAGAATGATTTATGGCTGACACGTCTTTCAAAATAAAAAAATCTCTAAACATAGAGCCTAAATCAAGCCCAACGCTGAATGCCGAGGGTGATATTGGAATGAACTCCACTTCACACAAGCTCGAGCTGCGGGATAACGCGGCCACTCGAAGCGTCGTCACTGAAGATGGAACTGCTACACTCACGAATAAAACCTTTGATGCAGATGGAACAGGAAACTCAATAACTAACATTGAGAATGCTGACATCAAAGCCGCAGCTGCTATTGCTTTAGATAAGCTAGCTGCCACAACAGCTTCAAGAGCACTTGTCTCTGATGCCTCTGGCTTTGTAAGCGCAGCTACTACGACGGCAACTGAGATTGGCTATGTGAATGGGGTAACATCTGCAATTCAAACTCAACTTAATACTAAGATCACAGCTTCAAGCTCTGACACCCTAACTAATAAAAGTATTGATGCAGATGCAAATACAATAACTAATATTGAAAATGCTGACATCAAAGCCGCAGCTGCTATTGCTCTTAACAAGCTTGCCGCCACAACAGCATCTCGCGCCCTGGTTTCAGATGGTTCTGGGTTCGTAAGTGCTGCTACTACGACAGCAACCGAGATCGGTTACGTTAACGGCGTAACAAGTGCAATTCAAACACAATTAGATTCGAAAGTCGCAAAATCAACTCTTACAACAAAAGGTGACATATATGTGGCTACAGGTTCCGCAACGGTAGTTAGGCAGTCTGTCGGAACTGATGGTCATGTTCTGACAGCTGATTCTGCGCAAACAAACGGCTTAAAATGGTCTGCGCCTGCCCTCGCCCCCACTGGAACGGTTATGATGTATGCGGGATCAAGCGCTCCGACTGGTTATTTATTATGTGACGGTTCGGCAGTTTCTCGAACTACTTATGCGGATTTATTTGCAGTTTGTTCCACAACTTATGGATCTGGAGATGGATCAACAACATTTAACGTTCCTGATGCCCGAGGGGTGTTCGTTAGAGGTGCTGGAACTCAGACGATTTCTACAATTGATTACACAGGTACAAGGGGCACAACTCAAGGTGATCAATTTCAAGGTCACTACCATGATCTTTCTCCTGCGACAACTCCTGCGTCATACAACGAAAATGGTGGTGCGGCAGGTCCTAATATTGCGCGAATTTCAACAGCACAAACCGTCTTAGCTCCGACAACTGATGGATCTAACGGTACGCCAAGAACTGGGTCTGAGACAAGGCCTGCAAATATCGTCCTTACATACATCATTAAAACGTAGGGGAAAATGATTAAAAATTTTGAAATGGAGATAAAATGATTCAACCAATAAATAATGATTCTCAAACAATTGCGCCTGCAGCTTTATCTTACGCTGTTTTAGGTGAAGCAAGCAAAACATACGTAACTTTCGGAAAACAAGATGCATCTGAATTTTATTTCTCGATTGTCAGAACTGGATTATAGCCATGCCACGTCGTACCCAACTATACCTAAAAGCCAACTGGAACGGGGGACTGAATGACTCAGTTGACCCTGGCGTCTTGCCTGATAATGATCTTGTCATAGCCGATAACGTAATCTTTGCTACGAGTGGGTCTCGCCTTAAGCGTGAGGGTATTGATTATTTTGACAATATCACCTTACCAAGTGTTGTATCTGTTACGCGCGTAGGAACAACAGTTACAATCACCTTTAGTGATGACATCACAGAGCTTTCAAATCAGAGTCTGTTTGCTGGTGAAAAAGTAACAATAGTCACATCTGACTCTCAGTTTAATGTTACTGACACGGCTATTGCAACAGCATCAGGGACAACAATCACATACACAGTTGGTGTAACTCCAACTGCAGCAAGCGCCACGTTTGTTTCACTCACCCGCACGGCCACTATTGTAGGCCTTCATGATTTCTGGTACTACGACCCTTCAAATAATGCTAAATCTCAAGTGCTTTTGGCTGTGAATTCCGATGGTCAATTTTTTAGATATGATACAAATGGAAACCGAGTTGTTTTAAGTAACAAAACTTACAACGTTACTTTCACAGATGCCGGAGACACAGTTAATTTAAATAGTCACGGTTTAGTTGAAGGCGATGCTGTTTTATTTACTTCAATCACGAGTACTACGGGAATCTCAGCAAATACTGTTTATTATGTTGGTGGAACTATAACTGCTAATGCTTTTCAGATTGCTGCAACAAAGGGCGGAGCAGCACTAACACTTACCACAGATGGGTCAGGAGTAGCAGTAAGCCCCCTGGGAACAACTCCCATTACTTCTGCCCACTTTGAAACCATCAATGAAAGATGTCTTATTACACTTAGTGGTATAAAAAACTTTCCTAAGATGTATGAACCCCAAAGCTCTACCACAACTGTACGGGGAGTTTTCGGCGCCCCGCCTAATGCAAGCATCATGCGTAAACATCAAGGAAGGGTTTGGATGAATTCCAAGTCTGAGCCAGATAGACTTTATTACTCAAGCCCCTTTAATCCTGAAGAATGGTCAGGCTATGGTGATAGCGGTGTTCTTGATATCGGTTTTGGGGATGGGGACCCAGAGGGCGTTGTCGCTATTGATCCAACATTTAAGGGCGCCCTGTTTGTAAAAAAACGTCTTAAGACTTATCGTATTGATGGTAATGCCCCTGAAAACTATCAAATCATTGAAGTCACTTCGTCTTTAGGCTCTGTTGGACATAAAGCAATAACTCAAGTTGATCTTGAGGATTCAGTTTATGTTTCATATAAAGGCATTCACTCATTATCAGCTACGGCTTCATACGGAGATTTTGCTGGAAGTTTTTTGAGTGACAAGATTCAAAACGCTTTTAAAGAGTTCACTTCAGGAAGATTAAAGTATACAGCAGCCCAGTATGTACCAAACCTCAATTCAGTTTTTCTAGCGGTATCAACTGGCGAGACACAACAAAATAGAAACGATGCTTTAGTGATTTTTAATACAAAATTTAAAGAGTGGCATAGATGGCCAGAAGTCGAAGCTGCAAGTCTTTGTCTTCGTGACAACTCCTCTCAAGAACAACTTGTTTTTGGAGACTACGAAGGACGTATTAATAAATGTCAAATTGGTGAATATGCTGATTATGAAACAGACGCCATCATTTACCGAATCAAAACAGGAGCTATTTATCCTGACGGAAACCCTGCAAGCATTAAAGCGTTTAAACGTTTAGGATTTTTGTTTAAACCAAAGGGTCAGTATACGTTCACCGTGCGGGCAAAGATTGATAATAATCAACCTCAAGCCTTAGTCTTTTCTCAGTCAGTGTCTGGCGCCCAACTTGGAGTTGATTTCACATTAGGAACATCTGTTCTTGCTTTTGACTCAACTCTTGCGCCCTACATGCTTCCAATAGATGGCTATGGTCGAGGAATAACAATTACAGTAGAACAAACAGGTCTTGATGAACAGGTCGAGATTTATGGCCTTGTGATAGAATATGAGTTAGCAGATATAGCACAAGAAACCATAGTGAACCCATCAACTGACCCTAACGAGTGAGGATTTTAAGAAATGCCTACTTTATCAATTACTAAATCATACCAAGACGGGGATGTACTTTTTGAAGCAGATCTTGATAACATTAAGAATGACTTAGAAACATTTTTTAATAGTACGAAAATAAATGATTCCAACATTCAAGATGCTGGGATTACAGCCTCTACTAAATTAGTTGATAGTTCAGTAACTACAGGAAAGCTTGGCGCTGGGGCCGTAACAACGGCTAAGATTGCAGACAGTGCCGTGACTACAGCAAAAATAGCTGATAGTGCCGTAACAACGGCTAAGATTGCAGACAGCGCTATCACTAGTGCTAAAATAGCTGATGGAGCTATTACTACAGCAAAGATTGCTGATGGAGCTGTTACCTATCCCAAACGCGCCGCCCTGAATTATGACCTAAGTGATGCCTGCGGGACATTTCAGACTACATCAACTTCATATACATCAGTTACTAATTTGACGGCACAACTTGTAACAACTGGAAGACCCGTCTTTATTAGTCTGGTTCCTGCTGGCACAACTGTCTCGTACTTTTCAAATACATCGGGATCAGTAACTACAAACACAATAAAACTTACCACTAACGGCGCGGTAACAGTTGGGGAGTATGCAGTCTCAGTAAGCACTTCCGGCGCTACAGTAGGCACTACCCCAACATGGATTCACATTCCGGCAGCAGGTACTTGGGATTATAGTATAGCAATAAAAACAACAGCTGGAACTGTAACTGTAGAAAACTATAAACTCTTTTGCTACGAGATGTAAGATGGCTACACTTACAATTACAAAAAACTACACTGATGGAACACTACTTGAGGAAGCAGAATTAGATCCCTTTATTAATAATATGCAAACCTTCATTAATACGACCAAAATTAATGATGATAATATACAAAATCAAGGAATCACAGCTTCTACTAAACTCGCTGACGGGACTATCACGGCTGGAAAAATAAACGCTGGCGCTGTAACTGAAGTAACAATTTTAGCCTCAAACGTTACTACTACAAATATTAATGACTCTGCTGTTACTGAGGCAAAGATTCCAGCTTCAAATATTACAATAGCAAAGATTGCAGATTCAACTGTAGCTTCGGCTGATTTTTCGGCTAATTCAGTTACATATGCAAAGACAACTTTAAATTATAATGTAATAAATCCAGATCAGACTATTCCATCTAGCTATCCAGACATTAATCTAACATCAGATTCCGGGAGAGTTATTACGTGGAATGGATTAACTTTTCACAATCGCCCCGTAATGGTTCAAATAATTTTAGGTAAAACGCTTATCGGGACAGCTTCAAATATGACTGTGATCGCCGGTTTTAGGAATGAATCAACAAACGATACCTTAACCCCTTTTCATTTACAGTTTAGTGGGGCAGTTCTTTATCCAAGCGCTCTTAATTTTTTTTGGGAGACTACAGGATCTGGAACTTATGAGTTCAATTTGACATTTGTAAAAAACGCTTCTCCAGCCACATTTAACGGAAGTGATACATCCCCTACTCGACCAACGGTAATTTTTTATGAATTGTGAAATCCGCAGCTTCGACTTATTTAAAGATTATCCCGAAGTAAGTTGTTGGTGGGAAGAACAGGACTGGCCGGTAATTCCTATGGATCATTTATCAACCTTAGGTTTTATGGGCGAGGTAAATGGTAAAAAAGCCGTAGCTGCATGGGTTTACACAACTAATAGCGCTTTTTGTTTGTTGGAATTTATCGTTATGAATCCAGAGGTTAGACGGGAAGAGCGTAAGGCCATTTTTGAGCAGTTTATAAACAGTATGATAGAATATACCAAGGGGCTTGGTTTTAAAACTATGTTTTTAACTACTAAGTCACAACCGCTCGTTTCTCGTTTAGAAGGCCTGGATTTCCAGGTAACTGAAACAGGAATGACGAACGTTATAAGGAAACTTTGATATGGCAATAGGAACTGGAGCAGCTATAGCAATTGGAGCGGGCGCCCTTTTGGGTGGGATCGCGGGCGGACAAAAGAATCAATCCTCTCAAACACAAACAAGTAACGTTAATGCAGGTATAGCTACAAAAGAAGAAAATTTAGCAACACAAGCTATAAGTGATCAGTTTAGACAACTCCAAGATTATGTAAACTTAGGTCCTGGGGAAAAAGACATAACTGCAGGAGTTGATTCTCAGCGAAGTCTTGCCGCCATGCTTGAATCATACAGTAAGGGCGGTTATGCTCCTACAGCTCAAGACCAGGAATTAGCCAAGGCACAACTTGCTCCTCAGCAAGTAGCACTTGATCAAAACTTAAGAGATATTCGTGAACAAGCTGCAAGACAACAAGCTTTGGCGGGACGTGGTCCAACAGATTTTGTTTTTAACAACAGATTGAATCGAAATCAACTTGATCTTACTCAACAACTCTCTGCTCAGCAATCGGCCCTAGCCGCGCAACAACCCTTCCAGCGCTTAAATTTTGCTAGTGACCTTGCTAATATTCGCTCAGGGCTTGCCAGCCAAGCCATGCAGAATCGACAAGCTATTTTGAGCATAGGTTCTCAGATTCAAAATGCAGAAAGAAATTTCCGTTTAGGAACAGCATCACGCTCTGGTAATCAAACTACAGAAAGTGGTGGGGGACTTCAGGGAGCTATCGGCGGAGCACTTGGCGGAGCGGGAGCTATGTTTGGCATAGCTAACGCTTTTGGAGGTGGAGCAAAACCTGGAGCCGCTGCAGCTCCGGCTATGGCCATGGGATCTTCAATGTTCGGCGGCTCAAGCCCCTATTCTTCAGGATCTTATCTTGGAGGAGGAGCTTCGGCCCCGATGGCAAGCTCTGGATACTTAGGAGCGTTTTCCGCTCCAAGCTTTACTCCATCAGCTCGTATGCCAGCAAGCATGTCTCCTTTGACAGCTCCTGCTCCTGTTAACTACGGCGCTCCTATGGGACCCATGGCAAGTACACAACCCTACTACTCAACTAATCCTTTTAGCTTAACTGGACGGTAATCATGGCAATGGATGATTTATTTCAAGCCTTACGAATGTTTCAACAAGGGGCGCAGGAATATGCTACAGGCTCTGCTATTCGCTCTGCCGCTCAACAGGTAAAAGACATTGGTAAAATTCAACAAGACGAATTTGCAAAACGTCAACAGCTTGAAGAAACTGGAAAACAATTAGCGCTGCAAATGAGTGCTATAGGGGCTCCTGCTGCACAGATTCAATCTGCCGCTGGTGCTATCATGCCTCAACAACTTAAAGGGCCAGAAGACTTCTTCGCTCAGTCGTTGCAAGCTGGAAATCCTGAAGCTGCTAAAGAGTTAGCTAACGCTGGTATGGCTTTTCAAAAGTTTCTAGCTAAAGCTCCTCTTACCACAGCTCAAGCTGAGCAAATGAAATTAGGATGGGCGCAGCTCTTTGGTATGCAACAAGCCGCAGCTGCCGGCGCAGGTGGAAAAACAGGATCTAAGCCTCTTGAAATGAGTGAAGCTAAAAATATTACAGACCTTGAAGGTGATCTTACAGGAATGCAGCAACTACTTCGTAAAGTAGAAACTAATCCAGGACTTGTTGGTTTAAAAAATTCAGGAATAAATTCTAGTATAAGAGCTCTTGTAAATCCCGAGTTTGATGTATTTAGAAAGCAAGTTTTACAACGTTTTGATGCTTACAGACAGCGCGTAACTGGAGCCGGAGCTTCCGAAGGTGAGCTTAAGATTTTAGAGTCTCGTTTACCTCAAGTTAATGATACCCCCGCTCAATTTATTGCTAATATGAAAGCAGCTTTAACTGTGGGTGAGCGTCTTAGAAAACGCACTCTCGAAAATTATGGAAAATCTGGAAGAGATATCTCTCAATTTAGTCTTAATCCAGTAACTTCATATGGAAAAAATCTTGATAAATTGGAACCTCAGATTAAACAAATCGAGGCCGCTCAAGATGCTTTAAGTGAATTGCTCCGTACAAATCCTGATGATCCAAATGTTGAAAAACTACGTTCTGCTATTCAAAACTATACAAGAAAAGTAGGAGCTCCCTAATGCCTACCAAAAAAGGTAAACTGAATTTAGATCAAATTGAGCAGTTACAAGGCATGTCTTTGGATGAAATCAAGGGTGCGGTAAATACCAACCAACGAATGCAACAGCTACTAGCTCGCCCCGAGATAAGACAAGCCCTTATTTTAGAGGAACAAAAAAAACGAGAGACTGCCTCATCTCCAGAAGGTAGCAACGGATTTGATGTTAATAAATTCATTGAAGCTAATCTTGATCCTGCTACGCTAGAGTCTAGGCCCGAATATGCTGATGGTTCTGATGCTATGAAGGCTATTCCTAAATCTCCCATTGAGTTTATGGATAGGCTAAAAATGTCAATTGGGGACGAGCGCGGAAATCTTAAACTTTTAAAAGAAAAATTCCAAGACGTTCAACCAATGAAAAGTGGGTCTTTAGCTGTAAAAAACAACGACGGCCTTTGGTATCAAGTTGACCCTTCAGGAGGCGGTTCTGGGGATGCTTGGGAAAGAACTAAAGAGATAGCTAATGATATTCTCACCGATAATGCCGGAGCTATAGGTTCAACGGCTGCAATTCTTGGTTCATTAGCTGCTGCGCCTGCAACAGGTGGAGCTTCAGTAGCAGCTGCGGCTTCTGCCGGGCTAGGTGCAGGACTTGTTAAAACCAGTCTTGGCAGAATGATTGGTACTTATGACGCCACCCCTGAGGAGCAATTAAAAGACGTAGCCCTTGAAACACTTCTAAATGCTGGGGGACAAGCTATTGCCCTTGGAGTAAAGCCTACAGCCCAGTTCATGGGCCAAGCTTTAAAAAAAGGCGCACAAAAGCTTAAAGGTATTCCAGAAGCTTCAAAAGAAATTCTTGCAAAGACCCAAGGCTTTTTATCTGGGGCTGGCGAGGACGTAGCTCGCACTTGGATTGATAAGGCTGATGAAGTTGGACAAGCTCTTTTAGAGCATGGAAAAGGACAAGTCTCGTCCGAAGCCGTAACTACAAATATTTTACAACGAAATATTGCTCTCACTAAAGATATTGCTAATGAAACTCGCACGGGACTTTCCAAGTGGTATGCTGGACAAATGGATGAGATTGTCAAAGAAGCGGGCGGGAAATTTAATCCCAAAGTCGCTGATGCTGTGAAAGAATCCCTTTCAGAATACGCTCAAAAAGGTTTTGGAGAAGTTCTTCCTAATGGCACATTCAAACTTAAACCTCTAAACGAGATTTTATCTATGCAACAAGCTGAAGGAGCGGTCAACGTTCTTTCAGATCCTAAAGGCTATAGAGTTTTAAAAGAATTTGTTAATGACATCAATCGCTTTGCCGGACAATCAAGTTTACCCGGAAAAGATGGTGTTCGTCAAATGATGGCTTTTGAACAAAATTTGGGACAGAAACTTCGTGAGCTTACGCTTGATGCCTCTGAAAACGGCGGGAAAGCCGTTATTGATATGTTAAAAGGCGTAAAAACTAATATTCAAAATAAAATTTTAGCCAATTCATCCCAATCGCTTAAAGATGCTGGTTTGGCTAAAGACGTAGCTGGGATGTTTTCTAACATTCAAAAGCAATACTCTGTTATTAAAGATGCTGTTAACCCTATTCTTGATGCCCATACTTTAGCTATGAGAAAGGGTTCAACTGAAGTTTACGCTAATCTTTATAACAACCTTTTTAAAGTGAGTGCTTTAAGTCCTAAGGGCGCGATGGCTAAAGGGTCTCTCGATACGGCTATGTATGCTCTTGGGCAATTTTCTCCGAACATAGCTAAAAATGTGGGACAAATTGGAGTTAATAAAGCCGCGATGGCCGCGCTTCCAATTGTAAAACCCGGTCTTGTCGGGCAAGGAGCTCTTATTGGCGGGATGACTGGTGGGGTAATGGTTAACCCAGCTCTTGCCGCTCCCGCAGTAATGATGAGTCCTCGCTTGAATTCTAAAGTAGCAAGTCTTGCTGGCTCAGCCCTCAAAGGCCTTAATTGGATGCAAAATCTTGATCCTCAGATGAAATCTCAACTTTTTAATAATCCTAAAGCACTTCAACAATTCATGTCAACAGTTGTTAACACTCCAATGGTTCAAGAGGGCGTGAAAAACGATATGCTTTCTTCAGTATTTGGTGGAAATGGGGAAGGCAATGGACAGTGATAAAATGTTAGAAATAATCCTTGATATTCAAAAAGATGTTAAAGAGATTGACAGAACTATGAGTAGAAACACGGCAAGTCTTGAAATTCATATTCGCCGCACAGAGCTCTTAGAAGAAAAAATGGAGCATGTTGAACGTCATGTTAATATGGTACAAGGAGCACTAAAGCTCATCCTAAGCTCTAGCGTCCTATTAGGTCTTTATCAACTTCTTTCTAAATTCTTTTAGGGCACGGATTACAAAGATTCCTTCTTCGAAACTGAGCCCATGAAGCTTAATCGAGTTACATTCCTGACAACAAGGTACGACATTATTTAAATAATATCCTTTATTTGAATTAATTCTATCTAAACAGTGACCCTTCCCCTTTGAAAGATCAATCTTTTTCTCGCAGTAGTAACAAGACGCATCTTCCATGATGCTTTGATACTCGTCCTTGCTGATTAGATTTTTTAGCCTACGGCTCTTAGCTGAAGACTTCAGCGAGCGGTACCGCCCTGATATTGTAGCATCATAGCGTTTATCCCGCTCTTTTCGGCCCCCTTTAGTTTCAGCCATTAAGAAGCGCCTCATACTTCAAAAAGGCATCCATGTCAGGGAAAATCATTTGAATGTCTCCTTCCGAAGTTAAGGCAAGAGTATTCTTAGTATAATCATTAATACCGGGAAAGGTGCTGAAATAGCGAAGACCAAGTTCATTGATCATAACAATGTTTCCGGGCACAACATCAAGATCAACTGGATTTCCGTCTGAATCAATATATCCGGGACCTGTTAATAAGACTATACCTAATAAATGCTGCTGACTTTCAGCTGTCACTTTGACATGGTCTCTGGGCGCTGATAGCACGATACCAGACGCTGTTTTAATCTCTTTCGGCGGAAGCACTTCAATCAAAACTCTCGCCCCCTGCAGTCTGTATAAAGCTTTTGCTTCGTCTGTTCTAAGCGCCATAAATTTTTGTAAGTATTTTGATTCCATCATTTTACCTTTTCCTTCCAGTCGCATGTATTGCAACAGTTAAATTTTACATATTTAAAATCAGTCATTATGATTTGTCCTTTTCCACACTCGGGACAAGTTTCAAATGAAGTTTTCGAGAGGGTTTGTAAGTGCTTCTCATTGCACTGTGAAGACTCAAAGCTTTTAAGGCTATTTTTTGAAGCGCTTTTAAGCGCGCGCTCAAGCTGTCTAACTCTTTTTTCAAGCTCTCGACACTTACTTCGCCAGAATTCTTCTCCACTTCGTTCTCTGTTTTTTGGCATTTAGACTTCCTTTTCATAAAGCTCCAGAATAACTTTTTTATTTTCATAAAAAGGTTCATAAGTATCATTTTTAAAAATTTCTAAAAGTTTTAGCAAGGCAAGTCTTCTATTAGTTTTTTTAGACTCATAATTACCAGGAACGGCTCCTTTTGAATCTTCTTCATTAATGTAATATCTAATAAAATATTCCCTTTGTTTTTTAGGTAATTCATTTATCTTTAAAAATATTTTATTTAATGTTTCTTGTTTTATAATATCAATTTCTGGATTTCTGTCAGAAGTAATATCTACACTTTTATAAACAGTTTTATATTTCTTTTCTACCCGCCTCTTATTAAAACTGTTGTGAAAAATAGCTACAGTAATAAATTGATTTGGATAAATGACTTTTGTCTCTTTATTTCTCCACAAGGCCGTAGCTACATCTTGAAAAACTTCCTCAACTAAATCTTTTCTTCGAACAATTTTATATATAAGATTTTGATATTTTTTCTTGTTTTTGTAAAGGATATCAATTAATGTCATCGACAACCTCGGTTGATTTTCTAATTAATTCCTTTGTATCTAATTCAATCCTGTAGTGGTAGCAAAAGGCCTTAATGATGTAATAAACATTAACCGCCGTAGATGGAACTCCTTGAGGATGAGTTTCATCAATCCACATTCTTGTGGCGATTTCTCTAACGGCTTCTAAATCTTCTTTATTAAAGTTAATCATTTAAAGCCTCATCTTCTGTTTCTTCAATTTCAAACACCAATTTACCTGGTAACGCATAACCACAAGCTTTAAGAAAATCTTCAAAAGCCTCAACCAACGAATCCCTAAGTTGGTGTTGACCCTTAACTGTGTAGCTTATTTCAACATCATCACTTTCATATTTAAACGTGTAACCCTTATTATCATTCATATTAATTCCCCTTATTATAGTATTCAATAGTGTCTAACTCACTTTTACTTCTTCCATGATTCCACTTACTAACCCATCTCGTAGCAGCTTTTAAACGTCGCTCCATCTCTATAAACTCCGTTATAACCTTATCATTAGGACCTAAGAAACATCTTCCTGATTTAGGGTCATAAAGTCCTATTTTGGAACATTCCAATTGTCCAACAAGGTTTTGATTAGTGCGTTTTTTTGGGGTCGAGGTAGCCACTAGAGGTATGAACGTTAGTATAGTAATCATCAGGAAAAAACGTTGAGTTGTCATATTTGTCTCCCTTAGCACCTAAAAAGTCGTCCATAAAGTCATTGTATTCATACATATTAGCAAGCGCTTCTTCTTCCTCAACTAGGAAATTAACGCGTTCATAAAGGCTACCAGTAAGACTTGCTTTTGAATCAGTTCCGAGTTGAAACACTTCCACGTTTTGGGCCGAAACTCCGCCCTTAATGCTAAAAACAAATTCAAATTCAATTCTAATATCATCATCAATTGAAATGATTTCTCGTTCGTAAAGGCTACCATTCTTTTTCATTATTTTTTTCTCCTTAGTTCTACTCTTCAATTAAACTAGCTAAAAATAACAAATTCAAGTTTTGCTGTTCTTCTCGGGCATCAACAGCATTAGCATAAGCAGCATCAACAGCAGCATAAGCAGCAGCATGAGCAGCAGCAGTAGCAGCAGTAGCAGCATAAGCAGCATCAACAGCAGCATAAGCAGCAGTATCAGCAGCATAAGCAGCAGTAGCAGTAGCAGCATGAGCAGCAGCAGTAGCAGCAGTAGCAGCATCATAAGCAGGTTTTCTTAATTTCCAAATTTTCTCTTTAACTTCTGCTGATAGGTTATTAAAATCCGGAATATTTTTTAAGTAATCTAATAAGACTGTTAAACACTTATTATCCGGATATTTATTTTCAAAAATATGCTTAACACTTTCAGCACAAAAAATAGACCAAGGGACTAATTGATTTTTAGTTAAAACTCGCGTAGCAACCCAAACTTTGTCCTCGTAGGTGATATTTTCTAGAGCGAGAAAATCTCTAAAATCACCCTCATAATCTGGGTAATGCTCTTTAAAATTATTGAATCTTGATTCACAAGGTTTTAAATCTGCTATCATCCCTATTGTTAATTTCATATCTTCCTCATTTCTTTTCTTCCTTTGGTTTTTCCTTATATTTAGGGCACCAGTGAGAGTGCCAATACTCTGAGCCTTCCATTCCCTTGTACGTAACATCTACCCCGCACTCACACTTTGTTGATACATAGCGAGCGCTACTATCATCCGCCGTAATCCATCTGGCTAGGTCGTCACTAGCAGATCCTTGCGGAAGCTTAGGCGTCCAAGTCACGGCTGTGGCTCCTGGTTTTCTTGTTGCTGTTGTTGTTCTTGAATAAACTGTAAAAGCTGGGCCATAAAAGCTTGGCTCTTAGTCGCTATGCATGAGGCTACATAAGTTTCAAACGGAGGAGTTTCTCTTTGAAGTCCTGCTTGAATAGCTAATGACTCACACTCTGCGCGGAATAATTGCTCAAGCTGAGCTGAAATCTCAACTGTATGAACCACGCGAGAAGTTGTCTCCCCTGAAACAACAGCATTAGCCTTGATTTCTGATGGGATATCCGCTTTGTTAAAACAAGCCGATAATCCAAATAAAGAAACTAAAATAACAAAGTAATATTTCATCTTAAAGCCTCCTCTAAAGCTTGATTTAATTTATCCTCTCTCAATGACTGAAAGTAACTTTCCGCTGTACTAATACTCTTCCAACCGAAAATAAGCATAATATCGGCGTGAGTGAGTCCTGACCGGGCAAGTTTCGTTGATAACACTTTTCGAAGTGTGTGCGGCTTAAGACCTAAATTTGCTAAAGCTTTGCGCACTCGGTGCTCAGAAGGAGGAGGAATCTCTTTATAGGTAAATCCAAATACCTTCCGCTCCTTTCGCCCCTTACCAATGACGGTATTAGTTTCATGATTGATTTTATAAGCCTCATCAATACGAACACCTGATCTTAGCATACTTAAACAAAACATCCTTACGTCAGCTTCTTCAATTGATTCCAATTTTTCTTTGACGGTGTCATAATCAACTTTCAAACGCTCCCGGCGATAAGCACCATTCATCAATGACCTTGATCTGTGCATCTCATCCTTGAAGGGGTTTGTTTGGCCTTTGAATACAGCTCTACGAAGTCCAAACTCGTAGAAGCTTGCGGCTCGGATAAGCATAGTCTTTATCGTATATGCTCCATAGCCTCTATCAATCAGGGCGCGGTGGAATTCATTTCCTGACAGGCCTGATTCTGTTTTCATAATATGAACAATTTTTTTAAGGCGAGAGGCTTCTGATTTATAACAAGCTTCAGTCCAAGCCGTTTTATTATACTCAATGTAGCTCTCGTAAAGCTGCCAGTAAGAGTCTCTAAAATCTATGTCAATCTTGTCTTTCATTATTCTGTCCTCGTTTAGACAGATTAACTGGAGCTCCTGCTAAAGTCAACCGATTTAAAGTTTCATTTTGTGCTTTTAATATATCAATACAAGAATTCATAGCCTGTTCAAGGTCTTGCACTCGTTTTTCAATGTCTTGATTTGAGACTATTGGAGGAAGTTCGGCGGAGCCAACTGGTGGGATATCCATCATCATAGGGGGTGGGGTGACAGTAGGGGGTGTTGTGCTTCCACGAGACATGATAGCAGTTACTAATGAATTTGAGCCGGAGAATGTTGCGATGATTCCTAACATTCCAACAACCACTTCCGTAGTGACAGCCATTGGATTCATACTCGCTAGGATCAAAAGTGCACTCATAGCGATTAGTGATAATACAAATTTTCTTCCACCTAAAATTTGGAAAGCATCTTTTTTCATATAAGTCTTCCTTTTTTATTTTTATTTGATTCTACAATTAAACCCGATAATTGGTCATAGCGTTCCTCGGGTGTTAAAAATGAGCGAATGAATCTTGCATATTCTTCTTTTCCAGGATGCCAAAAAGTTTTGGTTTCATAGGCAAGGGTTGTATAATATAACAATTTTTCAAGATCTTCTTTTGATACTTCAACTTCAGAATTTATCCGAGCTTGAAATTTCTCCGCAGTATCATCAGCATCCATGTAATAAATATTAGGATCATTAACTCCAACAAAGAAGTGATATAAGAGTACGGCCATCTGACTTACAGTCACTGTGCGCCGAGTGGGCGTCTCTGGTAAAATAGGTTCCTTAGGCTTTTTCACCTGAGCTGCATTACGCTGATATGAAACTAGAGAACCCATTTTTTTGAATTTCATTTTTACCTTTATTAAAAGCGTCCTGGGCACCGCGCGACTGGTGCAACGTGCTTACTAAGGATTATCCCACTTTTTTAAGGCGAACTCTTTCCTTATATTCAGCACCCTCTATTGTCTTTCGTGCGTGTTCTAGTGGGGGAAGACGTTTAGAAAAAAAGTACACCACAGCGAATATTCCACGCCTCCAGGACAAAACTTTATTATTTCCCTTTTAATCCAGCAATACGGCTTGAAGTTCCTGAAGCAACGCTTGCGGCTTTAGGAGCAGCTCCAGCTTTTTTCACGAAAGTCTCACCACGCTCTTGAACTTCTTTTACAAATAAGAATGCAGTGTCGTCACTGTAGTGAATTTGTAACTTAACTCGGGCTTTAATTTTAGCCATTTCAGCTAAGATTTGTTTTGTTTCTTCTTCAGAAAGACGTAAATCAACCTTAGTGCGGCCTTTTGAGTCCTCGCCTACTGATTTAGATTTTACAAAGATAAGAGTATCTTTTACTTGCTCTTGTGTTTCTGCGCCTTGATTCGTTTCTGACATTTAAGTCTCCTTCATTTTTAAAAGAATTTCTTCTTTCGTTTCTTTTACTGGTAAGCTTACCCCGCCAGCTAATAACACTATGACACCTAAATTAGGTGATTCGGTTACTCCTAAAATCTTATCTTTAAAAATAGTTATAGAAGTCCCTGGGGACACCTTATTAAGCCCCATTGATAGTGTAAAATCAATTGTCATAAGTGTGATTCCACTTCTGAAAGAATTTCTGCATACATAACGTCTGTATTAACTGCCCTATCCCGATAGGATTCAAATGTCGTTTTAAGCTTTTCGTCAGACTCTTTTTTCACTCGTTCTTCATAACCCGGAATAATAAGCTCGTTTAAAACCTTTCGCCCCTGCATGCAGAGCGACTGTACGGCCCGAAGTTCTTGACGAGTGAATGTAACCTCAAGACTTGGCTCCTTGGTAGGATTACTAGGCGAACCTTGCATTTTTAGTAGAATAGCTTTTAAGAGCTTATACTCCATCTCCTTACGTCGAACTTCTCTTGGTGTAGTTTTATTCCTATGATCATAAAGCTTATAAACTTGACGTAAGATGAGCTGATGGTGCTCGATTGATTTAAATGTTACTGGTTTCATTCGGAAATGCCTTTCTTGTTAAAATAGGTCCAATAGTTGATCCCGTTGGGATTTCTTTTTTCCTTGCTTTTCTAAAATTTTTATGTGAGCAACCACAAGCACGACAATTTAAATATTTATTCTTATACGATGGTGGGCGCTTTTCCACCCCATAATTTTTGCGAGAATCCTTAGACATGGTTAACCAGTGGTCAATCCAACTATCTTGCCATTCTAAAAGATATTCAAGACTAACTTCAAAATGAATCCATCCGCAAGCTTTGCAAATAACGTATTTATTCATATCTTACTTCTCCTTAAATACATCGAACTTTTATTGACTTTTAACTCATACACTGGGCCGCCATACTCAGTTTGAACCTTCCAAACTTTTTGATCCTGCATGACCTTCATTAATTCTTCTTCAATAGCATCTTTGGCATTAGATCTATCTGTAAGAGAATGGTATTCCTTTAAGCGCTCCTCAAAACGAGGGCCAAGCTCGATGGCTTTTCGGGGCCAAGATTTGTTAGGAAGGGTTTTAAAAAAAGCTTTCAATGTATCTACATTCTTCCAACAGTCTTTTTTATAAGAACAAAATCCGCACTTCACATTTCCTGGGGTAAACTCTTGCTTAGCTAATTCAACGTTACCAACTTCCGCTGCGCGGGTAGCGTTCTTAAACCGTTGTTCCACTTCCTGGTATAGGGCTTCACTTGGTTTGAAACGAATCTCTCGTAGACGGCTAGAATTCTTGTCATAGTAAATCAGGGCGGCATGATCAAAACCCTTTGCCTTAAAAAAATCAGAGAGAATGTAAAGATTAAGTTGATAGAAATTCATGGCCATAAATGGGTCATTTAACTCTAGTAAAAACTCTTTAACATCTTCTACGTACCAGCCATCTTTTGAGTCTGGAATTGGGATGATGTGTTTCATATTATTAAATTTATCTGAGAGCTCATCCCAACTGTCTTTAAAATGATTGGAGTGTTTTACTTTTTTTGATTTTACGTCAATTAAGCATTTCCACCCGTGGGCTTCATTTATGAAGGCCGCATCTGTAGAGCCTTCGATATAGGTCGATAACTTCGGGTGCGGAGATTCAATTTTAAAAAAAAGTAATGATTGCTGTTGATAAGCAACACGCACAAGCTCGAGCTGCTTGAATTGGTACAGTAAGTGGCTTTCAACACTATGTCCAAGTCCAAAGATGAGTTGTGTTTCTGGGTCTAATGGCTCTTTTTCATAATAGGCCTGACCCGAAAACTCCATAAGCTCATAGGCAAGCTCACGCTCACATTTTCCCGCTGAGCTCGGTCGTAAGGGGTTTTTCTTCCCACCATTTTCCTTAAGGTCTTGAAGTTCTTTCTTTGATTTTTCAAACAAATGGTCTCGAAGAAGATCTGTATAAGCTACAGGACAGCCGGGTATTACCGGGGTGTTATTAGAACTCATAATAGTGTTCCGTGAATTCATTAATAGGTACTATTGAAAAGTCTTGCATACTTGTTCCTCTAATTGAATACTTTCCTGGAGGGAGATTTACGTAGTTATCTTGTTCTGGCGTTACAGCTTTTACTTTTTCAAGGCTAATTTCTCCATCTGAGAAATAGATAAGGAGATATCCAAGACCATCCCACTTAAATTCCACTCGAGGTTTACCAGTAAGTGTGATTGTTATATCTTTTTCCTCTTGGGCCCGTTTTTCTGACTCAATCACATTAGGATCTCGATATCTATCATCAAACTCCTCGTTATTTTCATAGGTGTATGTAGCCATGGCCACACTAGCTAGTGCGTGGCCCAGATGATTTAGGCCTGATTCAGGGTCAAGATCTTCCCCATCAAGGAACTGATAAATATGTCTAAGGGCGGCGGCTAATTGTCTTTTGATTGATAGTCCACTTTTGTGGTTTTCTTCCCCATACTTCTTTGCACCATAAGAGAAGGCTTGACCCATCATCCACATAGCTTCCTTAGGAATCAGGGAAAGATTAGGCTTATCACCATCAAATTTTTTACCAGTAACTTTTTCGCTCATATTTATCCTTATAATAGTATAGCATACAGAAGTTGATCTATAGCTTTAAGTAATTGATCTGTTAGGTTAATGTAGCAGTTTATTAAACCCCATTGAAAAATAATGAAGATTATAAGTATTAAGACTATAATTTTTAGAAATCGGTTACTCATATCTTTTGTTTCTTTCTTCTATATTTTTTCCAGTTTTTCTTGTTATATTCTTTCATATAAGCTTTTTTATCTACTTTTTCTTTTTTTCGTCTGTTGCTGTTTTGCATGCTAACAGTAGCCCAACGAACATTTCCGGGCTCGTAATTTCCATCATTATTAATACGGTCTACCGTATGCCCGTCTTTAGGTAGAGACTCCATATAGTCCCTAAATTTCCCAAAGTCTTCAGACCAACTTTCGCACACAGTGATACCTCTACCGCCATAATTGTGATAATTTTTATCTTTGGGATTAAAGCAGCGTTGCTTCATGCCTTCCCATACACCGTATAGTTTTGTTTTACTGCCGCCGTGTTTTGTAGTAGAACACGCTCTACAGTTAGTTGTTAACTTTCTGCTTACATTTTCTAAAAAGGGGTAAAATATTGTCCCACAGTCCGTACAAAAGACTTCCGCAATATAGCGTTTTTTAACGGTGTTTCGTTCTGGGCGGTGGTTTTTATAGCCCTTATACGAGTGTTTTGGTTTTAGTACAATTACTCCCATGTTAAGCCTACTCCGCCCTCTACTGTTAACGGCAAGTCCCCCAAGTCGTGACTTACATAAACTTTTTCAATTTCTTTTGATATTTGTGAAGCTTCTTGTTCTGAATTCGTATCTATTCTCGTGACAACGGAATCATGAATAAAGGCTATTGGCGTACATTTAGCTATGTTTCCAATTCTCGTTGCAGATTCTTGATTTAAATCTGAAGCAGACCCTTGAATAAGAGTATTAAGACCTTTCATGTAAACATCTTCTGGATTGTCTATCTTAAAGGGTCGCCCAAATAAATTAAATAAAGTAGCGCCACTCTCAAGTTCTGCGTCGAGTTCTTCCTTAAAGGACCAAACCCCTGAGTATTTATCTCGGATACCGTAAACTATTTTTTTACATTGTTTTTCTGTAAAATCTAATCCTTGCTTCATAGTTTCAACTTTAACTCTTCTCCATCCAGCGCCGTATAAAATCGCTAAAGTCACTAATTTTGAAACTTGACGAAAATGTGTGTAGTGCTCTTTAACATCTTTTTCTGTGGTACCCGGCTCCATGTAATCTGAAAAGATTTCTAACGTGTTAACAGTGTGAAAAGATTTTCCGTTAATAATAATATCCTTAAGCGCAGCATCTTGGGAGTAATAAGCTAAAACAACAGGCTCAATAGCTCCTAAGTCATAAGTTGCTAAAAATGTTCCTGGCTCGGCTCGAAAAAGAGGCTTTAGCGAAGACGGGACTTGTTGTAAGTTTGGCCTTTGGCAATTTACTCTAGATGTTCTTGTCCCATCAAAATTGAAAGTAGGAAAAAGTCGATTTTTATAAGCTTCGCTCTTATACGTTGGTAAGAACGCTGTAAGAATCTTTGAAGTCTCCCGATAATCCAAGAGTTTCTGTACCTGCGGCTCTGATTTAGCTAATCGCTCGAGCACTTCAACCCCAGTTGATTCCTCTCCGTCAAAGTTTCTGATATCAAATTTGAGATAATCCTTTAGGAGCCACTTCATTTGAGTGGGTGAGGACAAATTAAACTTAAGATCGGCGGAGCCAGCTGCTTTTTCGTACAACGTTTTATACTTATTTTGTAAGGCTTCGACGTTCTTTGGCTTTTTCGTGGGCTTAGCGTATGCTGCTTCAAACATGTTTTGATATTTTTCTTGCAGAGCCTGGAGCTCCTTAGCTTCATACGCCACAAAAGCATCGGCCCACTGAGCTTTGATTTCCATATCAAGCTGGCGCTCTTTGACCTGAAGTTCCTTCTCCATATCATCAACGCGTTTTAAATCTATAGGAAACCCCTCAAGTTCTGCGCGAAGAAGGGTTCTAGCCCAAGGCATGGCCTTATTGATATAAAAATCATACTGCCCGCGCTTTTCTAGCTCCTCTCTTAGTTTCCAAAATAGGTCTGTTGTGTATCTCACGTCCTTCATCACGTATTCATCTGAATCATGATCAGCAGGGTTTTCCCAGAAGGGGTCAACTCCCAAGAAATACGGGGCAAGCGTTTTAAGCGAATACTTCCCAGCTTCTCGGTGATTTACTCCTGGGGGAAGTTTTTTATTAAGAACTACGCGTTCAGCCTCATAGCGCTCTAACCACTCTTCAGAAATCTTTTCTGTGAGGATGTAAGCCATAAGGCGAGTGTCATGAGCATAAGCGTTTATCCCTCCGGCAGGGCGGGCTCCGAGATGATGGGATAGTACTTTGTAATCAAACTTAAAGTTATGCCCCAAGAATTGAAACTCGGGATTATCCCAAATCTCTTTTTTAAACTCCTGAAGGTTTCTATAAATGCTCACTTCTTCAGTGCCAATAGCTTCAACCCCGATAACAGTTATTTCGTTCTTAAAAGGATTAAGGGCGTCCTCTTTGTTTTCGGTTTTACTTTTTGTTTCAATGTCAATTGTAAGAAGATTTAAATTAGTAGGATTCACGAATACCGTCCGAGTCTACGAGTTTAATTGATTGTCTAATTGTCTTAAGGTCAACTGTATCAAGCGTAAAAACTTTCCAATCTTCGGAGGAGTCCTGAAATAATCCTTCTGATAAGATTTGAAGATCTACTTTTAACTCCTCATCGCGAGTGTCTTTTCTGATGAGTATAGTATCTCCCGCACGGATTTGTCTTGCGTCTTGAACTAAGCCTGGCGAAGCCAGCTGATCTGGATTTTTAATCTCCCCAACAATAAGTGTGAAATCTTCAATGGCTTTATAAGTATAAGTATGGCGAAAATCTGTTCCAAAAACATGATGAAGCTTTTCTTCAGGGGACAATTCATATTGAACTTTGTTTTCCCAAGCCTTCGGACGGTCAATAAGAACTTTATAAATTTTCATCAAATCAGCTGAATATCTGTATTTTGAAAAATATCTCGGGAACTTTCGTTTATGCCATAAAAGCTCTTGTAATCTAGGAACCGATACACTTAACTGGGCTTTAGGTGTCTTCACTATCTTCAAACTCTTCTTCATCGTCTGTCTCCTTATCCATCATCTTTTCTTTTAAAAAAAATAGTAATAAACCTAAAATCACGCCCTTACCAAAATCTGTGTTTAAATGACTGTAAATAAACTCGGGCTCAAAATCATTCTCTGTAAAAATCTCTAAAATAATGCGCTCATCAGTTCCAAAGAAAAGCTCTAAAACATCCCCGCACTTCCCATTTTGATCTTTCATCGCCTGAAGGAGCGTGCTTGCCACTTCTTCCTTGTCAATAGTTTCAAAGGCCCAATAAGGCATAACGCTTTTTTTACTGGGTTTTTTGAAGTGAATGGTTGAACCAGACTTATTTTTTCGCATTCTTTTTCTTTCCAACTTCGCCCTTAAGAATGTACTTCTCAAACCCAGTTACACCAACCGCAAGGGCGTCTAGGGCGTCATAGCGATGAGCTGTGATAAGTCCTGGGAGTAATTCGTCTTCTGGAAAAAATTTAAAAAGGCCATGAGCTACCTGGTCTTTCTTGGCGTGCCCATGACCTCCAACAAAAGCCTTAATCTGCATGTTTGACACATGTTCAAATCTTTTGCTGGAAGGAACTACAGTCATAATCGCTCCGATGATGCGTTGTAGGCTTTCTCCGCCCTTACCAACCATCACAGTAGACTCTATGAATACAATATAATCAATCTTTGCTTCATCAAGCTTTTTAAATTCCTTAACAAGCTGAAGGACAAGCTCCTTAATCCGCGCCCGAAGGGCTTTAGCAGGTGTTACCATTTCTTTTACTGTAATGATTTCTTTTGTATTAGGATCAAATACAGCAAAACCCAGCGCGCTCTTTGCGCCCGTAGAGGGATCAATAGCCACTACTAAAGGGTAAATTGGAGCTTCTTTATTTTGCTTTTGATCTTTTTTGTTTTCTTGCACTTAAAAATCCTTCTAAGGTTTTTACTTCCATGAGTTTTGCCATATAAGCACCAATAGCATCACAGCGCCCTTCTTCATTAAGTCTATGCGTTACGGTTTCAACATAGTGATTAAGCTCGTGAAAGAAAATATGAATCTGTTGATCTTCAGTTAAGTCAGAAGAGACATTGATAGTGTTTGTTGTCTCATCATAATAACCTTCAAGGATTTCATCTTTTTTTAACTTCTCAGGGAATTGTTTATTTAACTTTTTCCCCGGCAACAAGACGACCTTTAAAGGATGAAAGACTCCCGGAATGTAATATGTTTTTGTACGCATTTGCTACCTTTTTCTCATATCTAGTATGTTTATAACCTTTACTAAGCGCTTTTGTTGTTCCCATGTTCCAGCACTGAAGGAATCGGTCTCCGCAGCGCTGCTTAACTTCTTCAAGATGTTTAATAGCCGCAAGGGTTTGCTCCTTTACATTCATGTTGGGTTTAACCGCATGAAATTCGGGGCGCATCTGAAAAAGCCCAAGTTCCCCAATCTTCCCTACAGCTTTAGGATTCATTGAAGACTCCACATGAGCTATAGCTTTTAATAGTACTGGGTCCCAGCCTTTTTGAAGTGCCACAGTTTCTATGACACTCGAAACCTCGGTTTTGGTTAATGCGCTACGCGCATAAGCCTTCGGCTGACCAGTTTTAGGATTGGCTAAAGACGTAGCTGCAGGCAAAATAATACCAATGAAAAGGATGATTTTCATAAAGACTCCTTCCTTTACGTTAAACAATGTTTTAGGGATACACCACTTGATTGTGCTCGTTAATACTAAAACGACAAGCTTGGGCGTCAGTTGTTTGGTATGCGACGTTAGGTTGTAAGATGGTAAGGTAGCGCTTCCCGCCCTGCTCGAAGTAAGCCACAAGCCTTCCATCTTCAATTCGCATTAAAACCTCATCATACTGTCCGGGCATATCTTCACATGGGTCAATGAGGCTTACAGCGATTTGTCGTGTCGCAAGCTCAGTGAGCTTTGCCTGTAAAGCATTAATCTCAAGTTGAAGCCTCTCATCACCTGAAGAAATACGTTTTTCAATCTCTCGGCTCAATGCAAAAAGCAAATCTTCTGTTTGATCAATACGACTATCTTGCTGTCTATCCTTGTAACCAAAAATCAGATCACAACCAGCTTGAAGGTCTGACCCTTGACAGTTTGATTGAATTCCATCAACTACACCGCAGCCGAGACTTAATAAAGACGAAGCTGCTATTAAACTACCTACCACTAACTTTTTCATGAACTATGCCTCCTGTTATTATCCCTAAAAGGAATATTGTTATAGGTCTAGAATACCAGGGCGGGTTCAGCGCAGCAAGAAGTTTCTTATCTTTCTCGTCAATAGTATCTAAAAGCTTATTATTTGTGTCATTAAGATACTCAATTGCCTTATTTTGAGACAAAATCAATTCATCGGCTTTTAATAGGGCTTCTGAACAAGCTTTAGCTAATTCATCACAAGTCTGATCTTGAGCGTAAGCTCTATTTAGGTGGGTTGTTACGCTTATTAAGAATATCGTAAACATTATTTTTAGCTTTTTCATAGGCCTCTCTTTTGTTTTGAATTTCTTTGTTTAAATTTTTAATTTCAGAGTCAATAAGCTCTCTGCGCTTTCTGTTTTGAATTTCAATAATCTGTGCTTCAAGTTTTCCTTGGCGGTATTTTCCAAATAAGTAGAGTATTATTGGCCCACCAACTGCTACAATAGTAGCTACTAAACTAAAATCCATTATTCTTTGTCCTTTCCATCATACCTTTTTGTATTTCATAACGGTAACAGTACCAAGCAAGTGTCTTTTCTAGCTTGTATATTAAAACCCATTGTCCAGCTACTGCTAGTGTTAATAAACCAATTAAAATTTCCATCATTTAATCCTCACTCCTTAAAAATTCCCCGCGTGGCTTCAGTGGTCGTACAATCAAGCCCCTGGCTTAATATCCACATCCACCACGCAGAGAAATGTTTCGTTAACAGTAGTTATCTCAAGTCTCGATAGTAAACGGTGAACCACGTTGCTCCTGGGCCATCGTCAACCCAGGAAGGTGCTAATGCGAATCTTGCGCTCTTTACATTCTTCACAATTCGAACACGGTTTTCTTCAAACTCAGTGCCATGGTTGTCGTCTGTCAAAAAATCATGGTCTTTACGTATAATTGAGTAAATTGCATCTTTGCGAGACTTTGCTTTGGCTTGTCTGCGTTCTTCTCCATAATGCTGTTCAACTACGAATTTAAAAGTCTTCATGACTCACTCCTTAATAATGTACTTTCAAATTGAGATTGTTTTGATTTAAGAATTTCAAGTTTGGCTTCTAGTGCTTGGTATGCGGAAAGCTCAACCATCGGGGTTGCGCCCCCTACCGTATCCTTTTCAGATACAATATCATAAAAACCCTCGGGTTTACATTTAACCATAGTTTCGCAATCATCTGATAGTATAAGTTCAGAACAAAAATTAGAACTTCCTTTGAAGACATACCATATTTTAGGCTTCATTTTTCACCTGCTCTGCTTTTATGAGTCGGAGTAGCTTCAATTTTTTCACCTAAAAATTTCTCAATCATTACAGCAGTTTTTTCAAGACGCTTAATTCTATCGTCAAACGAATTAGTTTTGTGCATTATTTCATACATATCTTGACGAACACCGAGCACATTTTGACAAAAGAATTTTAAATCTCGCGCTTGTTCATAGGTTAAAATTTTATCTTCGTTTTTCATTTCTCCCCCGCGATTTTGTTGAGTGCTTCGTCTATCATCTTATCAAATTGATTTACGGTTAATGATTTTACATTTCCACTGCCACTATAGCATTTGTTCCAATATTCTTGTTTAGCTTTCTCCAATGCTTCAATCGCAATTAAAAGCTCCTCAGCTATTCGGGCGCTTTCGTTGGCTGTCAGTGCGTAAAATTCAGATTGATGTTTAGACGATATTCCTTCGTCGAGAGAATCTGATTCCCGAAATACAACGTGGAATCCTTTACCTGGGGTTGAGACTTCATAGGTGATTTCATCATTCTCAAAGTCGACACGCTCGACTGAATACGGACCTTCAGCTATCTTCTTACCCGCCTCAATATACTCTCTCAGCTCGGCTTTGCGTTTATCTAAATTACTCATTGTCATCTCTATTCATTACTAAAATAGGTTTAACTTCGCATTGAGCTCTAGTAATTGCTTGTTTATGAAGTTCTTTAATTAATGTCCCCATTGATTCAAGAACGCCGAACAAGGCTTCTTCTGGTTTAGCTCCATATTTAATAGCATCAATTCCATTTTTTATAATAGCTTGTGGTAAAAATAAGTTTCGATCTTTATCTGCTACAGCTATATAACTTTTCTCTAAAGCTTTTAAAATAACATCTTCAGGAAATTTACCTAAATATCTTTGTTCGAATTTCCGATCATTCATCCCCGCGCTCCTTTGCGAAAGTTCTCGATGGCTTTATTCGCCATAGTAAATGCAGGGTTTTGATGTGGATTATAGCCCTCATCAAAAATATCTTCAGAATACTCAGATGCAATATTCTCCAAAGCCTCAACAAGCTTCTCAATCTGCGCGTCTTTTATCTTGGTCATTTCTTCTGCGCCTTTGTCGAAGCCTGCTTTGTATCCATCAACATAAGTAAGTCTTAATTGATCACCTAGAAATTTACTTTTAGCTTCATTATTTGCCAGTGACTTTATTTCTTCATATGAAATGCCTGTTATTGATTCTGCAATTGTTTTATTTGATCTCATTTTATTTCCCCTTTTCAATTAGCTTTTCTAGTCCCCAAACAGCAGGAATAACCGCACCGAATATAAAAACAAAAAAATAAAAGGATTTTGGTTTTTCTAGAAAAATCTCTATAACACTTATTAAAAATATAATAGTTAGCGGTAGAAGAGCTATATAAGGTAATGCTTTCTTCATTCACTTCTCTCCATTCTCGAACTCACTTTGTTCGTGCGCTTTTCGAGCTTGGTCATTCGTACCCCTCATAAATAGAGATTAAATATAACAAATTTAAATCCTGCTGAGAATTTCTTGCAGCGTCAGCAGCATCAGCAGCATTAACAGCAGAAGCATAAGCAGCATCAACAGCAGCATAAGCAGCAGCATAAGCAGCATAAGCAGCAGCATCAGCAGCATAAGCAGCAGCAGCGGCGGCATAAGCATAAGCAGCACCAGCGGCGGCGGCGGCATAAGCATTAGCAGCAGCATAAGCGGCAGCTTTACATTTTTTATTATTCTCTAAAGAGGGGTCAGCAAGGTATTCACGAGCGGACTGTAAGGCTAATCTAGGACGATCATCGTTTGGATATCTATTTTGAAATATATGAAGCACACTGTCGGCACAATAGAGGCCAAACATTGCCGCCTCATTTATTGTAGCAAATTTCTTCCATACCCAGATTTTATCTGAATAAGTTATATTATCTAACTTTAAAAATTCTGCGATTGAAAAATCAGTGTTTTCGTAATGCTGTATATAGTTATTAAAACGATCTTCACATGGGGATAAGCTTTTTATATATTCATTTGTAATTCTTAATTTTTTCATTCACTTCTCTCCATTCTCGAACTCACTTTGTTCGTGCGCTTTTCGAGCTTGGTCATAATTCTCCCAGTAGTATCACTTTATAAATTGAACCTTCATTGCAAAACCTTATCATCCATAGCTGATCATGATCTGTTTCATAAAGTATGTTTAACTCTGGAATGTAATAAACATAGCTCATTCAATTCTCTCCATTCTCGAACTCACTTTGTTCGTGCGCTCCCTGCGTCGCGAAAGCATCGAGCGCAATTAAAAGCTCCTCCGCGATGCGTGCGCTTTTTGGCTTGGTCATTTGGATTCCTCATAAATAGAAATTAAATATAACAAATTTAAATCCTGCTGAGAATTTCCTGCAGCAGCATAAGCAGCAGCAGCATAAGCAGCATCAACAGCAGCATCAGCAGCAGCAGTAGCATAAGCAGCATCAGCAGCAGCAGTAGCATGAGCAGCAGCAGCAGCAGCATAAGCAGCATCAGCAGCAGCATAAGCAGCATCAGCAGCAGCAGCAGCATCAACAGCAGCATCAACAGCAGCATCAGCATCAGCAGCAGCAGCATAAGCAGCATCATAAGCAGGTTTTCTTAATTTCCAAATTTTCTCTTTAACTTCTGCTGATAGGTTATTAAAATCCGGAATATTTTTTAAGTAATCTAATAAGACTGTTAAACACTTATTATCCGGATATTTATTTTCAAAAATATGCTTAACACTTTCAGCACAAAAAATAGACCAGTGGACTAATTGATTTCTATTTAAAATTCGTGAAGCAACCCATACCTTATCATCATAAGTAATATTTTCTAATGAAAGAAAATCTCTAAAGTCACCTTCGTAGTTTGGGTAATAAGCCTTAAAATTATTGAATCTTGATTCGCAAGGTTTCAAATCTGCTATCATGCCTGTTGTTATTTTCATTTCACTTCTCTCCATTCGCGAAAGCCTCGATGCGGGC